TTTAAGCATTGACGAGATTTTACCCAAGGAGGACTAAAATGGCCTTCGTTGGATTTCGCGTTCCTAAAGAACTTTTTGAACAACTAGACAAGATTGCAAAAGAAAACGGCACATCGAAAAGTGCAATAGTACGATCCGCCGTCGGGCGCTATGTTACAAGTTATTCCTACGAGGATGTAACAACAAACTGGAAACCGCTTTTGTGGAAAATCTTGGACCTGGACATAGCTCAGATAAACCATGCGCTTCAGTTTAGCGCAACCGTCGAAGAGTTCTTCTCTTATATGAACCGTTGGTGTAAAAAGTACCGGCTAACGACGTTTGTAAGCCAAGACGGTATAATGACGCTCCGGCTTTTGGATGATAAAAACGGCATGGACATACGTGTTCAGCACAGTGCTCTCGAACCTAAGTTAATGGTTATATCAAACCTTTCAACGCAGTTGCATTATCGTATTCTTGAATATACGGTAGGTACAGTATGACACATGCGGAATTACATAGATACCTTATGAGCGAAAAAGCCATGAAGAAAATGGCGGCTTCGTTTGTTCGGTATAAGACGTTAGGCGTATTTGCTGGGAAGCTAGAAATAACTGAGGAGGAGCTTGAAGAATACTTCATTGACAACCCCGAGGTTGAGGAACGTTTCAACAACGCGGTTTTTGACCAATCAACGAAAGTAGCCTATCGTATGATCCGGGCTGGTGTTCCAGAGGCGATATCTAAACTAAACGAGCTTATCACTGACCCAGATGAAGACCCTTCTAACGCATATAAGTCTTCAAGCGCCCTCTTGAATACGTGGACAAAAATTGATAACATCCGAGCAAAAAGTGGGAACAAGGACGTGGAAGAGGATGATCTTGACATCATCTGGAAAGAGGTAACAGAGAATGCCAAAAAAGAAAACTAAGCTAAGTTCGTTGACGAAAGAACAGAAACAAGTTCTCCGTATATCACAAAAACTACATGAAAAGTATAAGGACGACTTTGAAGGTTGGGTTAAAGAAAACATTTCTTTTGCGGGACTTAAATGTAAGGGAATAACGGACCAACAGCGGGAAATTGCGGAAAACATAGCGAAGCATAAGAACGTATGTGTAAGTGCTGGTGGTGGTATCGGAAAAACGGCGCTTGCTGCCCTGACGACGCTTTGGTTCCTTTCGACGTTCCCATACTCCAAGATTCCTACAACGGCCCCCAGTGCGAAACAGCTTTATGATGTTCTTTGGTCTGAAATCGCTCTTTGGCTTAATAGATGTAAGCTAAAGAGCCTTTTTCATTTGGTAAAAGGAAAGCTGTCCATGCGTGGATTCCCGGAATGGTTTGCTGCGGCCCGCACAGTGCCCAAGGACGGAAAAAACCTGAACGACACATTGGCAGGCTTTCACGCAGCTAGTGGTTACATGCTCATACTGGTTGACGAATCTTCAGGTGTTCCAGACCCGGTCTTCACTGCGCTTGAAGGCGCGATGACGGATGAAAACTCTTACATTCTTTTAATATCAAACCCGGTATCGTTTGGCGGTTACTATTACGATACAATCTCCGATCCAGACGGTAAAGGAAAAGACTATAAGGTTCTTTATTATTCATCTATCGACAGTCCGCTAGTCGATGACTCATATGCGCAACGCATCATAAATAGGTACGGAAAAAACAGTGCCATGTACCGTTCCAAGGTACTTGGTAAGCCTATATCTGCGGCAGAAAACGTTGTATGCGCCCCGGATGCATATGAGCAGATACTGAAGGAGAACACGATTCATTTTGCTGGCCCTGTTGTGATGAGCATAGACATCGGCGGTGGTGGGGATAAAACGGTTTTCTGTCATCGAGAAGCAATGTCTGTCATACGGTGGGACGAAATCCATACGATCACCCCGGACGATATTGTGGATAGTGCTATCAGAATGTATGAGCGCCTTTACCAAGGAAGGCCGTTCACATGCGTTGTTGATGCGGGCGGTATTGGATGGGGGCCATATCATATGCTCCGTAAGAAAGCGCACTTCCCCGTTGTTGCATTTATCGGCGCGGAGAAAGCGCGTGAACCAACGATGTATGCTAATCGGCGCACTGAAGGTTATCATTACCTTAAACAGGAAATGCCCAATTTACACTTCACAACGCCGCCTCCGGGACGGCTAAAGAAAGAACTTGCCAACCTTTTCTTCAATCTCGCAGACGAACCGATTACAATGGAGCCTAAGAAAAAGTTTCACTCAAGACTAGGCTTCTCCCCGGACTATGCTGATGCCCTGATGATGGGTATTGACGTCACCAACATGGTTGCGCTAGGCTCATATAAAATAACTAAGCCCGTCAACAAAGCTATGCAAAGACTTCATATACATAAAAGGTCTGACAAATTCGGTGCGTACAAACAATTCATCGTATAAGGCCCAAGCATTAACTAAATTGTATCTCACAATAAAGAGGGTGTTATGTTCAAAAGAAAGGAAAAGCCCCAAGCCCAGGGCCGTTGGGCACTTAATGTAAAAGGGCGGCTTGGCTATGACTGGGAAACGGAAGGCGCTCCGTCGATGGAGTTTATGGCAGACTTGATGCCGCCGCATGGACTGGTGCGTTACCGAAAGATGAAGATGAATGACCCCATTGTTGGTGGTTTGATCTTGCAGATTGAAAACATAATGCGCCGTTTGCGGCCCATATGCAAAGGTGAGAGAGCAGACGACATTATGGGTATGCTTAACAACCTGCGAGGCGGCGTAAGTACGCTTAATTATAACATAGCATCAGCGTTCACGTACGGCTTTTTCATTGGAGAGAAAGTATATAAATATGAAGGTGGTCGCGTAACGCTTGTGGACATAGCCCCACGCTATGCACCTTCTATAACCCATATTAACGACGCCAAACATATGGTTCGTCAAGAATGTTCTATGGGCACGTTCTTAATCCCGTACAGCAAGTGCGTCCATCATACTGTCTTACAAGAAGCTCGTGAACCTTTCGGCGTTTCCATGCTTCGGCACCTCTACAAACCGTACTATTATAAAATAAGTATTGAAGCATCCGAAGCTGTTGGTATCGACAGGGACTTAACGGGTATGCCAGTTCTCACGGCCCCGGAAGGTTTTAACTTTGAAAATACCGATCCGGATAGTCCTGACTACGATCCTTCTGCGGCGGCAACCCTGGAATGGGCGCTTGATCTCGTAAGTAACGTACGTAAGGATAGCATGAGCGGCGTTGTAAAGCCCTTCGGTTGGGATCTACAGATTATCCGTGGCTCTGCAGGGACAAACACCGTAAACACATCTGATACAGTTTCAAGGTATAACACGGAAATGGCCGCTGGTGTGCTTGAAAACTTCATGGCACTTGGCGCATTCGCTACAACGAATAATGCCAACACGGATGTAACGGTCGATAACTTCCTAACGGCATGTGACGCATACAGCGAAGGTTTTGCACAAACTTACAAGGAGCAGATCATAAAGCCCCTGTGTGAACTTAACGATTGGGATGTCCCAGATTTCACCTTCATGCCCGTACAAGCGGAAGACCTGACAGACATTGCCTCTTTCTTTACGCGGCTCATAAACGCTGGTGCGATAACGCCGACGACTACGCTTGAAACCGAACTTATGAAGCTGGCTGATTTTACGTATGACCCGGCAACGGCAAAACCTACGCCCGAAAAATAATTTATTGACAAACACCTTCGTTTGAACTAAAAATGAATGAAACAAACAAAAGGAGAATCCGATGGCGAATCGGCTCATAAACTTTTTGAAACAGAATAAAGACCTCGGGCACCCATTGAAAGCTGAGGTTGATGAAAAAACGGGCGAGGCTACTGTTTGGCTTTATGACGTTATCAGTGACTTTTGGGGAATCAACGCAAAGGATTTTAATAAGGAACTGATGGCCCTCGATGCCGATATTGTGCATCTGCGGATAAACAGCCCTGGTGGTGATATTTACGAAGCGCGGGCTATCCAATCTGCCCTTGCCCAAAGTGGCAAAAAGGTTATTGTCCACATCGACGGAATTGCTGCAAGTGCCGCTACAGGAATAGCCCTAGCAGGTGATGAAATCCACATGTCCGAAGGTGCATGGTTCATGATCCACAACGCTTGGACCTTCCTGGCAGGCAACAAGAACGAATTGCGGAATGAGGCTGACCTTCTGGATAAGATTGACTCATCCCTTCGTAAAGATTACACCACAAGGACAGGAAAGTCGGATGAAGAAGTATCAGCATGGATGGACGCTGAGACATGGTTTTCCGCAGATGAGGCCAAAGAAAACGGGTTTGTTGACAATATCGTAACAAACGTGAAAACTGCGGATAATGTTTTTGACTTGACCCAATACGGCAATGTGCCACAGGCTCTTGGAAATTTCACTCCCCCCGTTAAGGTTGAAACACCCAAGAAAGAACAAACAAAGGAGATTACGATGGACGGAAAGATTGACGAGAAAATGGCTGTACTGGAACAGCGCCTTGCTGAAGCAGAAGCACGCGCCAAGGACAGTGAGGCCAAAGAAAAGGCTAGTGCTGAAAAAATGGCTGAGTATGAAGCCCGCGTTGAGGATATGGCGCGTGCTACGTTCAAGAAGGATGTAGAAGCCCGCGTTGGCTCCGATGATGCGGAACTTTTTCTCGCATGTTACGGCAAGCTCGGTTCTGAAGAAATCGAAGCCCTTATTGGAAAGATTGAAGCCTACCAGGATAAGATCAACAAGCTCGGTGAGGCCAAGGGCTCCGATGTTGTAGATCAGCCCAAGTCCGAATATGACGTGGCCGATGTTCAGAAGTACGCTACTGAGCATGGCATCTCTTTCATGGAAGCCAACCGCCAGTTGCACGAAAAGGAGTAACAAATGGAAAAGAATCTTGTACTTGACAATGTTATTTCCAGCGTGACGCTGGAAGACAAAGAAGGCTATGTTGTTGACTTTAACGGCGCGTTGGTTACAAGTGCCGGAACAGGGTGTCTCGGGGCTGTTTACGCGGGGCGTCCTGCCGGAGAAGCCAACGTTGCAGTCATCAGCGGCATCTACGACGTTTACGTTGACGGCTCTACGGCTAACATCTCCGTGAATGATCCTCTCACTGCTGGTGGTGGAGCAACCGCAGGTGAAATGACTAAGGCTACTATCGGTACTCACCCCGTTCGGGCATATGCTCGTGAGGCTGCTACCACCAACAAGAAAATCAGCGTAATGTTCGTCTAGGAGGAATTATGCATTGGTATGATACAATTAACGAAACGTATGTGAAGAATGCCGTCATCGGCTACATGCAGGAAGCGCCGCTTGAGGTTTTCAATCTCTTCCCTATGGTTTCGACCGCAAAAATGTCTGGGCTGGTTCCTTCTTACGTGAAGGCTGACTGGTTTAAGATCGGTGATGTTGACGAGTATAAACGTGCCGGGGCTACGGAGTCTATCGGTGACGACTTTGCGACAAGCTCCATTCAGTATCTGCTTGAACAGTATTCCTTTCATAAGGACGTAACGAAGGCTGATGTTGAACAGGTTGAAAGTCCTTATGCCGCTATCGACGATGCAGCCCGTTTTGTCGTAAACCGGCTGCGCCGTGTTTCTTTCAAGCTGATCCATAGCGTCTTCATGCAGTCTGGCGTATGGGCCACGGATAACAACGTATCCTCAACTGCCGAAAACATGTGGGATAATAAGGCTTCTAACGAAAGCACTGCTGATCCCGTTGAACAGGTACTCACCTGGAAGCAGTCCATTGAAAAGGTAACTGGTTTTGATCCCCGCAAGCTCATTGTTACACCTGACGTTTACAAGGCCCTCCGCACGAACACGCTCATCCGTTCCATGCTGAAGACCACAAGCGATCAGGTTGTAACCAAGGATGCCCTTGCTAAGCTCATGGACCTTGATCAGCTCGTCGTGATGAACGCCGTTAACGAAGATGCTGACGGTTATTATGACAGCAAGAAAGCCCTTTTGATTTACACCCCGAACAAGACCTTGGCGTCCAAGGAAGAGCCCTCCGCTGGTGTTATCATGGGCTACAAGGGCCACGGTGGGTATCCCACGGCAACACGCCGTATCCCCATGCCCATGAAGAACGATGCCCTCCGCGTGGAAACTGACTTCTTCCTCGATCCTGTTGTAACCGCCGCTGACTGTGGTTACTACGCCTACAACGTTGTAAGCTAGCCATGCTTGAAAGTACCCTCCTCTTAGAAATCGGTTCGGAAGCTCTTAGTGAGCTTTCGACCGATGAAAAAGAAGCTCTTCTTGCCCGTTACACGGATGCTCAGACATCCGTGGCGGGCCTGAAGGCTTTTGGCTTGTTAATGAAAAAGTTTCAGCCGAATTATAGAATGGGGAAAATGTACGAGGATTTGTCAGACAAGTACGAGGCTTACCGTCGTATATATAATCTTTATTGCCAAAACATTAACGCGGGTCGTACAGGTTCCGCAGGAACTGACGAGCTAAAGTATGACATCCAAAAAGACACTTTTACGCGCCACGTTATGAGCCCTACAAATGACTAGGCATACTAACAAGACTATAGAAATTTATGAAAATATCCGGGACTGGGAAGGTAATCTTTCCAGTTCTCTTGTAGGCACCTACGATGTTTATCTTGAAGAAACTGCTACGAAGGAAGTTTTCTCTAACCCGTACGATGAAGGCTCGCATAGTGATGCTATTCAAAACTCATCACGGGGCTTTTTCATGCTTTTTGTAAATCTCAATTTAGATGGAAAGACCATCTCCTACGATGGTACGACATATACAATAAAAGGTTGGGATCGTTTCGTTGATCGGAAAGGAAACTTTCATCATATCGAGGCCACGTACAAATGAGGGATATAGGATTTCTGGGCGCAGACCTTGAAAAGTTTTTCCAGCGCGGACGTAAAGAGGCTGCGATGATACTTGCGACAAAAGGCGCAGAAGCTACGAAAAAGAAAGCTCCTCACGACACTGGTTTCTTGAAAACACAAACATGGGCTAGCGTTGACGGGCAAGTGGTGAAATCCCCAGATGTTATTTCTG